TTTTCTTGATACTGTACGAAACCAAGCAAAGAACTTTGCATCTACAATGTCTTTGACTGGTTCTTCTAAACATAAAGTCATTATTATTGACGAAGCAGATAATACTGGCAACGATGTTCAAATGCTTCTACGTGCAAATATTGAAGCATTTTATAATAACTGCCGATTTATTTTTACCTGCAACTACAAGAACAAGATTATTGAACCACTACACTCTCGTTGTGCTTGTATTGACTTCACTATTAAAGGAAAACAAAAAGCACAACTCGCAGTAAATTTTTTCCAACGACTTCAGATTATTCTCAACACCGAAAAGATTGAGTATGACCAAAAAGTCATTATGGAATTGGTCTCCAAACACTTTCCCGATTTTCGTAGGGTTCTTAACGAATGTCAACGTTATTCTACAAGTGGAAAAATTGACTCTGGAATTTTAGCATCATTTTCTGATATTTCTGTAAATGAGTTGATTAAAAATCTCAAAGATAAAAACTTTACTGAAGTTCGTAAATGGGTTGTTTGTAATCTAGATAATGATATAACTGCAATTCTTCGTAAGATTTATGATTCTTTGTATGACAATTTAGTTCCCGCATCTATTCCAGCAGCGGTTCTTATTATTGCCAAGTATCAATATCAGGGAAGTTTTGTAGCAGACCAAGAAATAAATCTTCTAGCGTGTCTTACTGAACTAATGTGCGAAGTAGAATTTAAATAATCTTCTTCCAAATATACACTAATCTACATTATTTAAAACTTTATTATGAATCAAAATTTTAAAAAATTGACTACAAATGGGCAAAATAGAATAATTGATTATGCGAAAATTATCTACACAGATCTGAATGCTCAGAAAGAAAATTGGAAATTGAAAAGAAATAATAGACATACTGTTAGGGCAATCACTCACGGTAATTATGATAGAATTCATACTTTATCAGTTCCATCTGGATTGATAAGTAAAAGTGCTTTGGAATCAAAAAGAAATGATTCTGAATTCGTATTTACTAAAGATCATTGTTATAGACCTCAGTTAATGCTTCAGATGTTCATGGATAGGCAAGATATATTTTTGAGTAGTTTTGAAGTATTTTTAGAATATGTAATCATTGCATCTACTACTATTCTTATTACTTCCGATGAAAATGAAAAACTAAAAAGTTTTACTAAAAATAAAAATGGACATCTAATTGTTGAAGTACCTACGGATAAAATATACCAAGAATCAAATATAGAATTATTTGAAACTAATTATGGTAGGGGATGGTGGAAAAAAGATTTAAAACCTGCTAGTAACTATTTAATTACACCAGAACCATATCTGGATTATGAAAAGACATTTTTGGTAAATTGATATGCTATCCACTGAAGATGCAATTTGGGCAGCAGATCAATTTATAGAATATTATTCTAAATTTAATCGTATTGATGATTATCTTAGGTTTGTTAAACAGAGTAGGATGGATAATGCTTCTGGTAAATTGTTTGGGCCTGAAGATGAAATTTTTTCTAACTTTGATGTTCATCCAAATGAAATGTCTTTCACAATTCATAAGGTAGATACTAATCCCAAAACTACTTCTAAGTATAATCAAGATCTTTATTCTGAGATCTTAAACGATACTGCTTCAAATCCTATTGAAGAAGCAATTCCTGGTAGAACTTTGAAGTGGATTGTAACTGAAGATACAACTAATAGGATAATTGGAGTAGTCCGTTTTGGGTCTCCAACGATTAACTCAAAACCAAGAAATGATTATTTTGGTGAAGTTATTTCACTTTCTAGAATTAACAGTGAGTTTGTAATGGGATTTAATATTGTTCCTGTTCAACCATTTGGGTACAATTATCTTGGTGGTAAACTTCTTGCTCTTTTAGCATCTTCTAATGAACTCAAACGACAATTTGATCAAAAATATGGAATTAATCTTCAATACTTTGAAACAACTTCACTATACGGTACAACAAAAGGAGTATCCATGTATGATGGTCTTAAACCTTATATTAGACACATAGGAGATACGGAAAGTAATTTTCTTCCACTTTTCCACGACGATTATTTTAAGGAAATGTTCTGGTGGTTTAATAATACTTCAAATGGTGGAGAAAGACTGATTTCAGCGGATAAGTCCTCAAAGAAATTGAAGATTCAAACTAAGATGATTTCAATCATCAGAAATTCTTTGAAAGGTCATTCTAAGTTAAATGAATTTAATTTGTGTATTCAACATGCAAAAACTTTGACTGAAAAGAAAAGGTACTATCTTTCTAAATTTGGATATGAACCAGAAGAGGTTATTAGATGGTGGAAGGTAAAAGCGTCTAAACGATATGAAAAACTCAAATCCGAAGGTCGTTTGAGGAAAGAACTTGAATTGTGGGAACTTGGATCTAACTTGGAGATTATACGATGACTTATGAATTAAAAGATTGGTTAAATTCTATTAATTTCACTAAAGATAATTTGATGGAAGAAGATAGTACCTCAAAAAAAGATTATGCGCCTTATATCATTAATAAATGTTTATCTGCACATATTGATTGCATACTTTTTGCAAATGAGATGAATATGAATCCTTTCTTAGATAAAGATATGCAATATTCATTTTATCTAAATACTTTGAGGAAACGGAAGAGATTTTCTCCCTGGGCCCGTAAGAATAAAGTAGAACATTTAGAAAATGTAAAACGTTATTATGGATATAATAATGAAAAAGCAATCCAAGCTTTAAAAATTCTAAATAATTCGCAATTAAACTTCATAAAACAACAATTTGAAACTGGCGGAACAAAATGACTAATCAAACAATTGAACCACAAGTAAATTGGTCTCCTAATATGATGGTGGAAGTTACTTTGAACGAACCTGATGACTTTTTAAAAGTTCGGGAAACTCTTACACGTATTGGTGTTGCATCAAGAAAAGAAAAAAAACTTTATCAATCTTGTCATATTCTTCACAAACAAGGTCGTTATTATATTACACACTTTAAGGAATTGTTTGCTTTGGATGGCAAACATGCAAATCTTACGGTGAATGATGTTCAAAGACGCAATAGAATTGTTCATCTTCTTGTTGATTGGGGTCTTATATCGGTAGTTGATTCCGAAAAAATTGCCGATATTGCACCACTCAATCAAATTAAAGTTCTCCCATTTAAAGAGAAAGTGGAATGGGAACTAGAACAAAAATACAATATTGGCAAAAAGGTAAGAGTACAGGAAACCGAATAAAAGATGCGGGAAATACTATCCCGCTTTTTTATGAAAGTCGTATAATTATATACGGATGCCGAAAGGATCCACACAATCAAATCTCGCTTAAAAAGGAGTTAATAAAATGACTAATCTTACAAGGTATACTGCTGCGGATCTTCCTAATCTAATGGATAAGATCACAAGAAACAGTATTGGATTGGATGAATACTTTGATCGTCTATTCACTCTTCATGAAACCAGTTCAAATTATCCTCCATATAATCTTGTTCAAATAAGTAATGTGGAGTCAAGACTTGAATTGGCTCTTGCCGGATTTAGAAAAAAAGAAGTCTTTGTTTATACTCAAGATGGAAAACTTTTCGTTGAAGGCCAAAAAGAAGATAAAGAGACAGAATCTAATTATGTTCATAAGGGATTAGCGCAAAGATCCTTCACCAGATCTTGGACGCTTTCTGATGATACGGAAGTTAGATCTGTTGAGTTTGAAGATGGTCTTTTGAATATTACGTTGGGAAGAATTGTCCCAGATCATCACAAGAGAAAAGATTATCTCTAAATATATAAGTCTACCCAAATATCGTTGCTACAGGGGGGGGTGACTGGCAAAATCCAGTTGACACCTCCCATTTTTTTTGCTAGAATAACCAATATATGAATGAGGTGTAAATGACAGTAAAATTAGTTATTTTGAAATCTGGCGAAGATGTACTTGCAGATGTTCAAGAAATGGTTGTTGAAGACAAAGTAATAGGATATTTTTTCAACAATCCTTGTGTGGTTAAATTGAAAAAGGTTCACCAAAATGATGAAGCAGAGCATTTAAAAACATTAGCAGATGTATCTTTGTACCCTTGGATGCCATTATCTGAGGATAAAAAAATTCCAGTAACTGTAGATTGGGTTGTAACTATAGTAGAACCAGTTTCTACATTAAAGGATATGTATTATAAAACTTTTGCTGTGGATACTAAAAATGATTAAAATTATTATTTTTCTAAATGGACAGTGTGTCATGTCTGAAATTGAAGAAGTCGGCGCAGATTTAGGAGAACCTGACTGTAAATTAGTTAAACCTTTTCAACTTAAAACATCTATAAGTTCAGATATTTACTTGGAACCTTGGAATTCGGATTATACATCTCAAGATACTTTTATGGTAAGTTCTGAAAAAATTCTTACAATTATGGATCCAAAACCAACTCTTCTTGAAAAATATCAGTCACTTATTAAATGAGATTTTACACAAACGTACAGATGATCGGGAATAAATTTCTCGTTCGTGGTTATGAAAATGGTGAACACGTTATGTTTAAAGAAGAGTACTCACCAACTCTTTTTGTAAGATCAAATAAGGAATCAAAGTATAAAACTTTAGAAGGAGAATATGTAGATCCAATTCAACCTGGATCTGTCAAAGAATGTCGTGGATTTTATGAAAAGTATGATGGTATAGAAAATTTTAAGATTTATGGAAACGAAAGATACGTATATCAGTACATATCTGACAAATATCCAGAAGATGAAATTAAGTTTGATATTACTAAAATTAAATTAGTAACTCTTGATATTGAG